TTACGCCTTCTTTATATCCTCCATAATTCCAGAGTGGGACATATTTGGGACATTATCACCAAAAATGTCGTCTATTTTCCTCGCATGCTCTGTCAAATGATTAGGCGCAAGGTGAGCATACCTACGAACCATTTCTATGGACTCCCATCCGCCCATTTCCTGAAGCACTGATAATGGGACGCCTGACTGAATCAGCCAGCTTGCCCAGGTGTGTCTGAGGTCATGGAAACGGAAATCTTCAATTCCTGCACGACGACAAGCTGATAGCCATGATGTCTTGCTGTCGATGCGCATCTTCCTGACCGCAGGCGTTGATGTTCCATCTGCTCGCTTAGCCGCCTTGGTATGTACAAACACCCATTTGTGATGCTTGCCTATTTGATCACGCAACACTTTACAGGCGGTATCGTTCAGCGCCACACCAATGGCGCGGTTTGATTTGCTCTCTTCTGGATTCACCCAGGCAACTCGTCGCTGCATGTCGATTTGTTGCCATTCCAGATTTATGATGTTCGACTTTCTCAGACCAGTTGCCAGCGCAAACTTGACGACAGATTTCAGTGGTTCGGGGCACTCATCAATAAGGCGTTTTGCTTCCTCCTTTTCCAGCCATCTGACTCGCTTGTTTCTGACCGCTGGTATCTTGATGACAGGCGCTTTTTCCAGCCACTTCCAGTCGCGTTCTGCAGCACGGAGAATGGCCTTTATCATGGCAAGATGCTTTGCCTTTGTCTGAGTTGATACTGGCTTTGGTTCATAAACAGGCGGTTCTTTACCTTTCCTGATGGCGGCCTGAACTTTCTGTTTCCATATTTCTTTCGTCTTTCTGTTATGCATTCTGCTTACAGCAGAGTAAATCTTTGCCTCCGAGATATCTTTAAGCCTTATACCCTCAAAATGTTCAAGCCAGAACTCAATCCGGCTTTTATCTGAATCGAGAGATTTTTTATCAGCTTTTTCCTCAAGCCATCTTAGGCAGGCCTCTTCAAAAGTGACATCAGGTAAATCCCCTAGCTTTTCTACTCGCCAGAGTTCTGCTTTTCGCTTGTCGTGCAACTCCTGAGCTTGCCGCTTGTCCTTTGTGCCAAGAGATTCCTTAATTCGTTTCCCGCCCGGGAGCGAATACGAGGCATACCATATTTCATTTCTGCGGAAGAGTGACATTTTCTTTCCTCTGTTATGCCATCACCCGCGCTCACCTGGACAGTATGCAGCGGAGACTGAAGCGCCGCAATGCAGGCTTGCCGTGTTGTGAGGTAAGGAGATTTTGGCTTGGTTGGATCTTTACGTGTTGCCTGTAGGCGGCCTGTTCGTATCCAGTTGGTGGCGGTTGGTCTGGATATCTTAAGAAACTGACAGGCCTCATCGAGTGTGAGGCTGTATGATTCCATGGTTACCTCTGCTTTTTGAACGCATGTCACGTAACTTCTTAATGTGTTCTGCCGTTTCGATCTCTTCTGCTATCCGATCTGCATCAGCTTTATTCACAGGTTCAAAGTCATGATTAAAGCGGAACATGCTGGCGATACATGTTCTGCCTTTTCGGATGTAGTGAACTTTGTTGTGGGTAGAACGCAGGATTTTGCAGGGAGTGCCGTGGTGGTCGACGTACCAGGTGTTAGGAAAAATGATTCTGAACATTTTTACACCTCAGTTGGACGATGTTGAAATTTGCTGCTTTGAGGCCATCACAGTCCCCATTGTTTGTTCTTAAGTTCGATCTCCTCCTGGCAACTTGCACAAGTCCGACAACCCTGAACAGCCAGGCGTCTTCGCTCATCTATCGGATCGCCACACTCACAACAATGAGTTGCGGATACAGTCTGGTAGTTCTGACGACGCATTTTTATTGCTGTATTGCGCTGTAATTCTTCGATTTCTGATGCTGAATCAATGATGTCTGCCATCTTCCATTAATCCCTGAATTGTTGGTTAATACGCTTGAGGATGAATGCGAACAATAAAAAAGGAGCCTGTAGCTCCCTGATGATTTTGCTTTTCATGTTCACCGTTCCTTAAAGACGCCGTTTAACATGCCGATCGCCAGGCTTAAATGAGTCGGTGTGAATCCCATCAGCGTTACCGTTTCGCGGTGCTTCTTTAGTACGCTACGGCAAATGTCATCGACGTTTTTATCCGGAAAATGCTGTCTGGCTTTTTTGATTTCAGAATTAGCCTGACGGGCAATGCTGCGAAGGGCGTTTTCTTGCTGAGGTGTCATTGAACAAGCCCCATGTCGGCAAGCATAAGAACACAGAATATGAAGCCCGCTGCCAGAAAAATGCATTCAGTGGTTGTCATACCTGGTCTCTCTCATCTGCTTCTGCTTTCGCCACCATCATTTCCAGCTTTTGTGAAAGGGATGTGGCTAACGTATGAAATTCTTCGTCTGTTTCTACTGGTATTGGCACAAACCTGACTCCAATTTGAGCAAGGCTATGTGCCATCTCAATACTCGTTCTTAACTCAACAGGAGATGCTTTGTGCATACCGCCTCCCGTTTATTATTTATCTTCTCAGCCAGCCGCTGTGCTTTCAGTGGATTTCTGATAACAGAAAGGCCGGGAAATACCCAGCCTCGCTTTGTAACGGAGTAGACGAAAGTGATCGCGCCTACCCGGATATTATCGTGAGGATGCGTCATCGCCATTGCTCCCCAAATACAAAACCAATTTCAGCCAGTGCCTCGTCCATTTTTTCGATGAACTCCGGCACCATCTCGTCAAAACTCGCCATGTACTTTTCATTCCGCTCAATCACGACATAATGCAGGCCTTCACGCTTCATGCGCGGGTCATAGTTGGCAAAGTACCAGGCATCTTTTCGCGTCACCCACATGCTGTACTGCACCTGGGCCATGTAAGCCGATTTTATTGCCTCGAAACCACCGAGCCGGAATTTCATGAAATCCCGGGAGGTAAACGGGCATTTCAGTTCAAGGCCGTTGCCGTCACTGCATAAACCATCGGGAGAGCAGGCGGTGCGCATACTTTCGTCGCGATAGATGATCGGGGATTCAGTAATATTCACGCCGGAAGTGAATTCAAACAGGGTTCTGGCGTCGTTCTCGTACTGTTTTCCCCAGGCCAGCGCCTTAGCATTAACTTCCGGAGCCACACCGGTGCAAACCTCAGCCAGCAGGGTGTGGAAGTAGGACATTTTCATGTCAGGCCACTTCTTTCCTGAGCGGGGCTTTGCTATCACGTTGTGAACTTCTGAAGCGGTGATGACGCCGAGCCGTAATTTGTGCCATGCATCATCCCCCTGTTCGACAGCTCTCACGTCGATCCCGGTACGCTGCAGGATAATGTCCGGTATCATGCTGCCACCTTCTGCTCAGTGGCTTTCTGTTTCAGGAATCCAAGAGCTTTCACTGCTTCGGCCTGTGTCAGTTCTGACGATGCGCGAATGTCGCGGCGAAATATCTGGGAACAGAGCGGCAATAAGTCGTCATCCCATGTTTTATCCAGGGCGATCAGCAGAGTGTTAATCTCCTGCATGGTTTCATCGTTAACCGGAGTGATGTCGCGTTCTGGCTGACGTTCTGCAGTGTATGCAGTATTTTCGACAATGCGCTCGGCTTCATCCTTGTCATAGATACCAGCAAATCCGAAGGCCAGATGGGCACACTGAATCATGGCTTTATGCCGTAACATCCGTTTGGGATGCGACTGCCACGGCCCCGTGATTTCTCTGCCTTCGCGGGTTTTGAATGGTTCGCGGCGGCATTCATCCATCCATTCGGTAACGCAGATCGGATGATTACGGTCCTTGCGGTAAATCCGGCATGTACAGGATTCATTGTCCTGCTCAAAGTCCATGCCATCAAACTGCTGGTTTTCATTGATGATGCGGGACCAGCCATCAACGCCCACCACCGGAACAATGCCGTTCTGCTTATCAGGGAAGGCGTAAATTTCTTTCGTCCACGGATTAAGGCCGTACTGGTTGGCGACGATCAACAATGCGATGAACTGCGCATCGCTGGCATCACCTTTAAATGCCGTCTGGCGAAGAGTGGTGATCAGTTCCTGTGGGTCGACAGAATCCATGCCGACACGTTCAGCCAGCTTCCCTGCCAGCGTTGCGAGTGCTGTACTCATCCGTTTTATACCTCTGAATCAATATCAACCTGGTGGTGAGCAATGGTTTCAACCATGTACCGGATGTGTTCTGCCATGCGCTCCTGAAACTCAACATCGTCATCAAACGCACGGGTAATGGCTTTTTTGCTGGCCCCGTGGCGTTGCAAATGATCGATGCATAGCGATTCAAACAGGTGCTGGGGCAGGCCTTTTTCCATGTCGTCTGCCAGTTCTGCCTCTTTCTCTTCACGGGCGATCTGCTGGTAGTGACGCGCCCAGCTCTGAGCCTCAAGACGATCCTGAATGTAATAAGCGTTCATGGCTGAACTCCTGAAAATGGCTGTGAAAAAATCGCCCGCGGAATGCCAGGCTGATTCGGAAAACAGGAAAGGGGATTAGTGATTCAGACCGTTGCCGCGTCCGTCGAGAAAAACTTCCACGAGCAAGTCACGGGTATAAGTGCGCTCAATGCCGCGATGCAGATAAAGTCGTCCGCGTAAATTAGCTGATGCAGTCCAGGTACCATCTTTGCGTTTGACCAGCATTCCTGGCATGACCGCACCGCGATTAACGGTCTGCGTTCCGTAATGTTGATGAACCATAAAAACTCCTGCCCGTAAGCTGGGCTGCTGAACATATAAAGACTTCTGCGCGTATTCAGGCGGTGGATGGCCGCCGGTTGTCATAACTAAGCCGCCTCGTTGAAGCGACTAAGGTATGAAATGTTGAGTTGATTTCAGCTGGTCACACCGACGTTCACGCGTCCGTTTCATCCCTCGCACTCCCCGAAGCCTGCTGAAATTCAAGCTGCGGATCTAAGCGGTCATCGCAACGGTGAATCAGGTGATTGCCGTATCGTTGTGTTGTTGCGATGAACTCATTTAAAACTATAGTTGTTTTATCGTCAACAACAAAAGTTGTTTTGTTGGTTGTTTTAGATATAACTGGTTGTATTTAAGATGGATTTATTTTGTGACTTGCATCGCATAGCGATAACTGAAGCGAGGTCGTGGTGGTTTTTTTGAACGGTGTATGATGAGGGGAGGGCAAAAGAAAACCCGGCACGGTGGCCGGGTTTAGATGATTGGTTAAGAGCGAGGGTAATGGGGAATGAAAAATCGCTTTACCTAATGCAAGGGTGCGAGCATTTTCTTAAGCACTAAAGAAAAAGTACATTGATAGCTTATAAAGTCCTGTTCCTGCAGCGATGATTGCTGGAACACCAAGCAATACCGCAAGCTTTGCGTCTGAAATCTTTCTATCGACAGCATCACTTGATGGCTTGTTTGTTAAGGATTCTTTTATAGAGTCCAGACGTGCAAGAATAGTTATCATATTTTTGTCGATAGCTTTAACGTCTGTTTTAAGTTCATCAACGTCTCGTTTGATATGAGCAACATCGGACTCCAGTTTTGCAACTTTTTCAGGCATGTTATCACTCCCAGACCCACTGCTACCACTTGATTGTAGCATGTCCCATCTTTTTCCAGATATACCTGCTAGCTGGGAAGACGCACTGGAGTGCAAACAAAATGATTCTGCCGCCTTTGCAATTTTATCATTTAGGTTTGGAGCTTCGTAATAATCGTGTTTCATAATTAATTACGATTAGTTTGTTTTAGCTTTGTCATGCTGGTCGCGAATGAAGTCAGCCAATTTAAGCATCAATTCTTCGGGCATTCTAATGGTTGCAATGTTGTACTTTATGTTCTCAACATCGTCACTTTCATCAACAGGCCATTCAGTTACATTATGAAAAAAAGAAATTGAACCTAGGCGCTGAGAGCCGTCACCAAACGAAGAGTAGCCAAACGCGTCGGCGTATGCATCGACACAGTTATTTGATTTTTTAACAAGTGTTTTATTACTCATTTTTGCCTTTCCCGTAATGTTATTTTTTATAAGGTATTTTCTTCAGCGTATTACCCAAAAGCCTCATCAACACGCGGCTGATTATCCGTGTTTTCTGTACGTCTGCGGCATGCTCCCAATAACCTTACCGAATATGAATACCCGGTTCATCTCGTCTTTCTCGATAGGGTCCCACGGTGAGTAGCTCTTGTTATCAGAGATAACCAGCAGTTTATCCTTCATCATTTGCAGGCGCTTTACATGGGCGGTGTCGTCGTACAGAAATGCATAGATACCATCACCGTCGAAAGATTTAACCGTGATATCAACGAACAGCAGATCACCTGGTTCGATCGTTCCTGACATGCTGTCACCACGCACGTTAATGATGCGGATATTTTCTGCCTTCCTACCATCGAACATGTGACGAGCATCGTCAAACGAGTACTCAACCGAGCGTAGAACTTCTACAAACTCACGGTTGATGACTCCCGGCCCAGCACTGACTTCTATATCAAGAACGTCAATCTTGAAGTATTTGGAATGGCTGACAGTTGATTGTATTGGTTGCACTGTACTGTCTGACATATTTCCAACGCCAGAAGATAACCATTCTGCGCGCACACCCAAAGCGTTCGCGATCTCCACGATTTTAGTTGTTTGATTAGCTTTCCCTGTTTCGATTTTCTGAATAGCAGCCTGGCTAACCCCGACCAAATCCCCAAGCGCCTTTTGTGTAAGGCCTCGCGCTAATCTGGCTTCTTTAAGTCTTTCTGAGAGTGTTGTTTTCATAGTCCAAATGTACAACCAAGGTTTTATTCCATCAAACGAAAATGGTTGTTGACTAAAAACAACCATAGTTTTAATCTTGATTCAAATTAACCACGGAGGTTGTTATGAACCCAGCTATCAAAACAGCGATCAATATCGTTGGTTCACAAAAGAAACTGGGCGCTGCCTGCGAAGTTTCACAGCAGGCCGTCTATAAGTGGCTTCACAACAAAGCAAAGGTATCCCCTGAACATGTCGGCAGCATTGTTACGGCTACTGGTGGAGTAGTGAAGGCATACCAGATTCGCCCGGATCTTCCGAAGTTGTTTCCACACACCGAAAAGAACGCAGCTTAAATTTCCATTTCACGCTCTTTAACAATAAGCAATCAACTTAACAGTCAATTCAAACTAAAGGAGTCAATTATGCAACCACTTCCATACCAACAGACTAGCGGATTTAGCCCGACTGCGGTGATAAATCGTTCTCAAACAAAACAGGTGCCAGGCCACGAAAAAATCCGTGATGCCGTCCGCGCCTGGTCGGCTGTAGATAATCAGGATGTCGTTGCCACACTCATTGTGAATGAGTATCGGGAGCAGGGCGGCGGCACCATCGATTTCCCTGATGATGTCAGCCGTACACGCCAGAAGCTGTTCCGCTTCCTCGATAACAAATTCGATTCTGAAAAATACCGAAATAACGTGCGTGAACTGACCCCGGCAATTCTGGCGGTACTACCGCTGGAATATCGCGGTTACCTGGTTGAGCAGGATAGCTTCATGGCTAGGTTGGCTGAAATGGAAAAGGAACTCAGTGAGGCAAAACAGGCTGTCATTCTCAACGCACCACGCCACCAGAAACTGAAGGAAATTAGTGAAGGTATTGTGTCGATGTTTCGTGTGGACCCAGAGCTGGCTGGTCCATTGATGGCGATGGTTACTACCATGCTGGGGGCGATATGACAGGTTCAGAAATGGCGAAAGCCGGTCTGCTGGAACAGAACCGACTTTCAGGTGCAAATCGTAACACACTCATTGCGGGAGGAATTATGGCAAACACTGCTGAGATATTCAATTTTCCAGTGCCGGATGCGGCACAAAAGGAGCCGCGCGTGGCAGATCTCGATGATGGTTATACGCGCATTGCAAATGAGTTGCTGGAAGCTGTAATGCTGGCCGGATTAACACAGCACCAGCTTCTGGTCTTCCTGGCTGTCATGCGCAAAACATATGGCTTTAATAAAAAACTGGACTGGGTGAGCAACGAGCAACTTTCCGAGTTGACCGGGATATTGCCGCACAAGTGTTCTGCTGCAAAAAGTGTTCTGGTAAAGCGTGGGATTTTTATTCAGAGCGGGCGGAATATCGGCATTAATAATGTGGTCAGTGAATGGTCAACATTACCCGAATCAGGTAAGAAAAATAAAGTTTACCTGAAAGAGGTAAATTTACCTGAATCAGGTAAGAAAAGTTTACCCAAATCAGGTAAAGGCACTTACCCGAATCAGGTAAACACAAAAGACAAACTAACAAAAGACAATATAAAACCTTATTCGTCCGAGAATTCTGGCGAATCCTCTGACCTGCCAGAAAACGACCTTCCTGTGGTGAAAGCGGATGCTGCGATTCAGAGCGGCAGCAAGTGGGGGACAGCAGAAGACCTGACCGCCGCAGAGTGGATGTTTGACATGGTGAAGACCATCGCGCCATCAGCCAGAAAACCGAATTTTGCAGGGTGGGCTAACGATATCCGTCTGATGCGTGAACGTGATGGACGTAACCACCGCGACATGTGTGTACTGTTCCGCTGGGCCTGCCAGGACAACTTCTGGTCCGGTAACGTGCTGAGTCCGGCCAAACTCCGCGACAAGTGGACCCAGCTCGAAATCAACCGGAACAAGCAACAGGCTGGCGTGACAGTCGGCAAACCAAAACTCGACCTGACAAACACAGACTGGATTTACGGGGTGGATCTATGAAAAACATCGCCGCACAGATGATTAACTTTGACCGTGAGCAGATGCGTCGGATCGCCAACAACATGCCGGAACAGTACGACGAAAAGCCGCAGGTACAGCAGGTAGCGCAGATAATCAACGGTGTATTCAGCCAGTTACTGGCAACTTTCCCGGCGAGCCTGGCTAATCGTGACCAGAACGAACTGAACGAAATCCGCCGCCAGTGGGTTCTGGCTTTCCGGGAAAACGGGATCACCACGATGGAACAGGTGAGCGCCGGAATGCGTGTTGCCCGTCGGCAGAATAGACCATTTCTGCCATCACCCGGGCAGTTTGTTGCATGGTGCCGGGAAGAAGCATCCGTTAACGCCGGGCTGCCAAACGTCAGCGAGCTGGTTGATATGGTTTACGAGTATTGCCGGAAGCGTGGCCTGTATCCGGATGCAGAGTCTTATCCGTGGAAATCGAACGCGCATTACTGGTTGGTTACCAACCTGTACCAGAACATGCGGGCCAATGCGCTGACTGACGCGGAATTACGGCGCAAGGCTGCCGATGAACTGACCTGTATGACAGCGCGAATTAACCGTGGTGAGACGATACCTGAACCAGTAAAACAACTTCCTGTTATGGGCGGTAGACCTCTAAATCGTGCACAGGCTCTGGCGAAGATCGCAGAAATCAAAGCTAAGTTTGGGCTGAAAGGAGCAAGTGTATGACGGGCAAAGAAAGATTCTTCGTTACTTGAAGAAATACAGTGTTTATTGTTCTTTTGAGATGTTGCGAAAACAGGAATTACCACGGTAAACATTTTGTAGCTGACCCATGCATTGATGAAATATTGTGGGTATTTAATAGAGCATAATTATCAAGTTGCGTAAGATGTGGAGTAATGGTATGGGCGGTGTTAGCACCGCCTTTAATTAAAGCTCAGAAAGCTGTGATAATATTTTTTCTGGAGTGGTTTCGTTGGAAATGCTAAATAATACAGCACCTTTGACTGATTCATCTCTCATTTCAATTTCACATGAATTATGGTTGTATGAGATTGCATAATTTTTTAATGTTCTTTCGCTTTGCCACCACACCATATTTGCAAGACTTCCGTTATACGTTCTTATCTCGATTGATCCGGGCAGGGCTTTCCAGATAACACCTCCTAGCAATGTAAGAGCGGCTGCACCAACATTTTTTGCATGATGGTTAGAACGTTCCATTACCCCTTCAGCATAACGATGAAGAATCTCTATGTCAGTCGCTTTGATAGTCATGTTATTTCCATGTAATTGCTGTGTGAAACGTAGTGTTAGTTAGGTGTTAGCAGAATATAGCATCAAAGTCGAAACCGGTAGAAAAAATATTGGTGATTATTTCGCTGCATTTGGAACTGGAACAACAATGATTATTAGCATGATTGCTTTTTCCAGTCATAAGAATGAGTCGTGTTAATTTTTTCTATTCAATAGGAAATTATCATGTCATCAGAATATGAACAACTACGGTGACTTCTGCGCTAAACGGGGACGTTTATGCGCACATACAATCCAAACTCTCTTCTCCCTCCACAGATGCAGAAATACACCTGCGATTTTTTGCATTCGGTGTTTTTGGCAGCCAAGAACAGGGAGTCTCTGTTTGTCTGGCGGCTAAAGGTGATATGGAAATCGTGATGTCTTAGCCTAAAGTAGTTGCAACAGTTGGAGCGATTATGGTGGTAGTAGTGATCATCGCGCCCCCCATATGCAAGGGTTGACGACATTATTTATCCGGCGCTATATTCTGTGCGTTGCCGCAAAATCGGCACACGGGATTGGCGTCCCGGACATCAAAACGACGCATAACCGCGTTCGCGGTTTTTTTATGCGCAGTGCACGTCTACACAAAAATTATGGTGGGCTGTGTGAGGGCTTCTTCGGAAGCGCCGGATTTCGTTTTGACCGGTTACGCCAACCTTGCACAGTCCACCACCAGTCGATTGGCGTCGTCGGTGGTGATAGCTCAAATTCAAAACGAGATTATCGCTATGGTCACTCAGCTCGCATTCCGCGATGTAAAATTCACTCCTATAAATCACAACAACCAGATCTGGTTTACCAGCAAAGAATTGGCGGCAGCATTAAAATATGCCAGCACCAAAGCAGTAACCGACATCTACAACAAAAATATTGATGAGTTTACTGACGGAATGTCTCAGGTCGTCGAATCAACGACCTCAGGAAATTATCGTAAGAAGACTCGCATTTTCTCCCTCCGTGGCGCCCATCTGATCGCCATGTTCGCCCGCACTCCTGTGGCCAAAGAATTCCGCCGCTGGGTGCTGGATATTCTCGATCGAGAAATTCAACAATCCCCAATCACAAAACAATTCACTGATAACGAACTTTGCACACTTGCTTGGTTATGGCGGGCAAGTGACACAATGTTAACCGCTTGCCAAAACGTCACTCCGCTTCTTCAGGTAGCAGAACACCGCGAAGCCGGTCGCTTCACTTCAATCGAACAAGAATATCCCCGGATACTCAATAAGGCACAGGCAATCCTTGCCAGAGAAACGGCACATGTAAAATTCCGGCCGTGGCAGGATGATAAGTGGAGTCGAGTATTGACGCATTTACGTTCTGAACGGCTGTAATAAAGTTGCGGGAGAGAAATGCCGCTAGTATTTTGTAATTAATTGAATGCTGACGGTTTAATGAGAAGTCAAGAACACTACTTGTACTATAATCGTTCGATGTTAGTGAGGGTTTGATGCAAAAAATGAAGTGATTGACCCTAAATTTGCGCGATCAGCGACAGATTGTACACCGAGATCCTGTGGGCTGGAATTTGCAGAGAAATACCGAAAATGATATCCAATATTGTTTTCAGTTCCTACATCATACCTGATAAGGGTATAATCATAAAAATTAGGATAATTCAAGTTATAATTGTATGAATAAAAACGACCTTGAAGCATTATCTGACACTAGGCTTAATGAGGCCAAATGCTTGCTTGATCATGGCTTTTTTCATGGTGCATATTATCTTTGTGGGTATGCAGTTGAATGTGCATTGAAGGCCTGTATTGCCAAGTCATTTTTACAACATGAGTTTCCAAACAAAAAAGTCGTAAATGATTCATATACTCATGATTTGTCGCAACTTCTCAAAATTGCCAACTTACATCAAATTTTGATTGCTGACGCAAAAAATGATGTTTCGTTGGAGATTAACTGGTCGGTCGTTAAAGACTGGAGCGAGCAATTTAGATACGACAATAACATAAGTAAAGCTATGGCCGAACAATTGTTTGATGCTGTAGGTGACCAAAATTCTGGAGTTTTGAAATGGGTAAAAGCACACTGGTAATCGGCAGAGAGTTGACAAAAGATATGGAATTCTCAGGTCAATTTTTGTTAAAAAAACTCAAGTTACAGAATTTAACTATTGATGCTGCAATGTGGTTTTATTACCCAGATCTATCTTGGAGATATATTTTAGTTATCAGTGACTTCTCAGAACGTGGGCCGGCAGAAATATATAGAAAAATCAGTGAGATAAATAGAAATAGCATATCAAAAAAGTATAAGCCGATACCATTAGAAGCAATTGAGGCTAAGGGGGATTCAGCTTTTGTTTATAAAATGTTAAAAGGATTTGCTAGAGTCAACGATGGTAAAGTTCGCGTTTCTAATTCTATGGTAAATGGTTTAGAAATCGTTGACTGTCTGATCTATGAGTTAAAATAAGAAATCTCTTGCTGGGTATCATTATTGTTTAAATGACTTTTGATTTTCAATAATCAACTTGTCATAATTAAGTCACCGGAGTTTGAACTCCTCCGGTGACTTCTGCGCTAAACGGGGACGTTTATGCGCACATACAATCTAAACTATCTTCTCCCGTCACAGATGCAGAAATGCACCTGCGATTTTCTTTATCCAGCGTTTGACCTCTGCGGAGGTGAAGCGTGAACCTCCCACAAGACGGCATCAAACTGCATCGCGGTAACTTCACCGCTATCGGTCAGCAGCTCCAGCCTAATTTGGAAGACGGCAAGTGCTTTCGCATGGTGCTTAAACCGTGGCGCGAGAGACGCAGTCTTTCCCAGAATGCACTTAGCCACATGTGGTACAGCGAAATCAGTGAATACCTTATCCGCAGGGGGAAATCGTTCGCTACCGCAGCATGGGTAAAAGATGCTCTCAAACACACATACCTCGGTTATGAAACCAAGGACCTGGTTGATGTCGTAACCGGCGAAATCACTACTATCCAGTCGTTACGCCATACCTCCGATCTTGATACCGGAGAGATGTATGTCTTCCTGTGTAAGGTTGAAGCCTGGGCGATGAATATTGGCTGCCACCTGACTATTCCGCAGAGCTGCGAGTTCCAGCTGCTGCGCGACAAGCAGGAGGCGTAATGGCTACACCGCTTATTCGTGTCATGAACGGACACATCTACAGAGTACCAAATCGTCGTAAGCGTAAGCCTGAGCTAAAACCATCCGAAATACCAACACTGCTCGGATATACCGCCAGCCTGGTTGATAAAAAATGGTTGCGACTGGCAGCAAGGAGGAATCATGGCTGATTTGAGAAAAGCAGCGCGTGGTCGCGAATGCCAGGTAAGAATCCCTGGCGTATGCAATGGCAACCCTGAAACGTCTGTACTGGCACATATCCGGCTGGCTGGACTGTGTGGCACCGGTATTAAACCGCCAGACCTTATTGCCACCATTGCCTGTTCTGCCTGTCACGACGAAATCGACCGCCGCACGCATTTTGTCGATGCTGAGTACGCAAAAGAATGCGCGCTGGAAGGTATGGCGAGAACGCAGGTTATCTGGCTGAAAGAGGGGGTAATCAAGGCGTGAATACCTACAGCATCACATTACCCTGGCCTCCGAGCAATAATCGCTATTACCGCCATAATCGCGGGCGCACGCACGTCAGCGCAGAGGGGCAGGCATACCGCGATAACGTCGCCCGAATCATTAAAAACGCAATGCTGGATATCGGCTTGGCTATGCCTGTGAAAATCCGCATTGAGTGCCACATGCCGGATCGCCGTCGCCGTGACCTGGATAATCTGCAAAAAGCCGCTTTTGACGCACTCACTAAAGCAGGTTTCTGGCTGGATGATGCTCAGGTCGTTGATTACCGCGTTGTGAAGATGCCTGTTACCAAAGGTGGGAGGCTGGAACTGACCATCACCGAAATGGGGAATGAATGATGTTTGAGTTTTATATGGCAGAACGTCTTCGCCACCGCTGGGGGCGTCTGCGCTTATATCGTTTCCCCGGTTCTGTTTTGACCGATTACCGAATACTGAAGAATTACGCCAAAACCCTGACAGGAGCAGGAGTATGAAGTCAGAGATAACAATCAACTAATACTGTTTCGTTGATTTTTGCTTGTAATTGGCGTTCTGGTCTGATTTTTGTGGAGTAAGTTGATGCGTGATATTCAGATGGTTCTTGAGCGTTGGGGAGCGTGGGCGGCTAATAATCATGAAGATGTGACCTGGTCGTCCATTGCCGCCGGTTTTAAGGGATTAATTACTTCAAAAGTAAAATCTCGCCCGCAATGTTGTGACGATGACGCGATGATCATTTGCGGGTGCATGGCCCGTCTGAAAAAGAACAACAGCGATTTGCACGATTTATTAGTAGATTATTATGTAGTCGGTATGACATTCATGTCACTGGCAGGTAAGCATTGCTGCTCTGATGGTTATATCGGGAAAAGGTTACAGAAGGCTGAGGGCATAATTGAAGGGATGTTAATGGCATTAGATATCCGGTTAGAGATGGATATCGTTGTTAATAACTCTAATTAATATGCCAATTGTTTACTAAAAATTATTAAAAATGGGGCGTTGAAACGCCCCCAAAAATAAAGGGTAATATATAACAGAAGGTTTATATAGTTAGAAGCAAGGTTGTGCTTCTAAAGGAAGTGGCTTGAGGGAGCCACTTATATGTTGGGGAGGCAAAGCCTCCCACAACATATCTTTTAGTAATCAAATTAGAACTGGTAAACCATACCTACAGCAACGATATCATCGGTAGCAACGCCAGATGCTTTCGTGAAATCGCTCTTATCAATCAGGTTGATTTTGTAGTCAACAAAAGTGGACATATTTTTGTTGAAGTAATAGGTTGCACCTACATCAATATATTCAACCAGGTCCTGATCACCCCAAGCACCCAAGTCTTTCCCTTTAGATTGCAGATAAGCAACGGACGGACGCAGACCGAAGTCGAACTGATATTGTGCAACTACTTCGAAGTTTTGTGCTTTGTTGGCAATATGGTTTTTACCAAAAACAGTCATGTTTTGGGTTTCAGAATAGGTAGTAGCCAGATAGATGTTGTTCGCATCATATTTCAGACCAGCTGCCCATACTTCAGCATTTTGACCAGATGCATTCAGGCTGTTGTTACCGTAGATAACCTGATTATTAGTGCGATCAGATTTAGCATAGGTTGCACCTACGCCGAAACCTTCATACTCATAAGTAGTGGAGAAACCGAAACCATCACCATTAGCTTGAGTTACGTCAGTACGGTCATTTTTACCCTGATACTGAGCAGCAAAGTTCAGACCATCAACCAGACCAAAGAAGTCATTGTTACGATAAGTTGCAACACCTGTGGTGCGACCAGTCATGAATACATCTGTTTGGGTCCAGGTATCGCCACCGAATTCTGGCAGAACGTCGGTCCATGCACCAATATCGTATGCTACACCGTAGTTACGGCCATAATCGATGGAGCCGTAGTCACCGAATTTCAGGCCAGCGAAGGCAAGACGGGTTTTATCTTTGGAGGAACCTTGAGATTCAGCGCGGTTGCCTTTGAATTCATATTCCCACTGACCGAAACCAGTCAGTTGATCGTTGATTTGGGTTTCACCTTTGAAGCCAAGACGGGCATAAGTAGTATCACCATCATCTGCATCATTAGAGGAGAAGTAGTGCTTAGCATTAACTTTCCCGTACAGATCCAGCTTGTTACTGTCTTTATTATAAATTTCAGCTGCCTGAGCAGACATCGCCATCAGTACTGATGCAGCTACAGCAGAAATTGCCACTGTTAATTTTTTCATCGTGAGCCCTTTTTTTTGAACTATTATTAAAAAATGATGTCACTGCGCGATAAATATTCATCTAATCAATGTGATTATTTCAAGATGTAAGTTTTGGTTTCTCATTTGATTTGTGAAGTAGATCTCTATTTTTATCTGAACTTTTTCTATCGAATCCTATTCATGGCTCTTGGCTGAATAAAAATAAATCTATTAGCCAATTTATATTAATGGCTGTTATTTATAAGTGCTCTATAATTTGAAGGTTCAATTTAAATCGGCTAAAAATAACGCTGGAAATTATTTGTTGGTTATTTGTTGAGATTTGTTTATGTATTTGTAGTGGTGTTTTCAATACTCGGTAGCATTCTCGCAAATATCATTTAGTGGTTTACGTACGTAAAAAATTGGTTATGCTGTTAAGAGTGGTTACTTCGTCACACAGCTTAAACCCGCCGTCGAGCGGGTTTTTCCATTTTTTGAGTCTCGATATTAGCTGATAACCCAATACCTGAGTTATTCACTGACTCCGAGTCTGTTACGTTTCTGCTTTTTTGCGATACGTTGTATTCCCTCAATTTACACCCGCTTTGTCTGCGAGGTGGGGTTATGAAATCCATGGATAAGTTAACAACGGGTGTCGCCTATGGCACCTCAGCAGGTAGTGCCGGTTACTGGTTTTTACAGCTGCTCGATAAAGTCACGCCCTCACAGTGGGCAGCAATAGGTGTGCTGGGTAGCCTGGTATTTGGCCTGCTGACGTACCTGACAAACCTTTATTTCAAGATTAAAGAAGATAAGCGCAAGGCTGCGAGAGGTGAATAATGCCTCCATCATTACGAAAAGCCGTTGCTGCTGCTATTGGTGGCGGAGCAATTGCTATAGCATCAGTGTTAATCACTGGCCCAAGTGGTAACGATGGTCTGGAAGGTGTCAGCTACATACCATACAAAGATATTGTTGGTGTATGGACTGTATGTCACGGGCATACAGGAAAAGACATCATGCTCGGTAAAACGTATACCAAAGCAGAATGCAAAGCACTCTTGAATAAAGACCTTGCCACTGTCGCCAGACAAATTAACCCGTACATCGAAGTCGATATACCGGAAACAACGCGCGGCGCTCTTTACTCATTCGTTTACAACGTGGGTGCTGGCAATTTCAGAACATCGACGCTTCTTCGCAAAATAAACCAGGGCGATATCAAAGGCGCATGTGATCAGCTACGTCGCTGGACATATGCTGGCGGTAAGCAATGGAAAGGTCTCATGACTCGTCGTGAGATTGAGCGTGAAATCTGTTTGTGGGGTCAGCAATGAACAGAGTAACCGCGATTATCTCCGCTCTGGTTATCTGCATCATCGTCTGCCTGTCATGGGCTGTTAATCATTACCGTGATAACGCCATTACCTACAAAGCCCAGCGCGACAAAAATGCCAGAGAACTGAAGCTGGCGAACGCGGCAATTACTGACATGCAGATGCGTCAGCGTGATGTTGCTGCGCTCGATGCAAAATACACGAAGGAGTTAGCTGATGCGAAAGCTGAAAATGATGCTCTGCGTGATGATGTTGCCGCTGGTCGTCGTCGGTTGCACATCAAAGCAGTCTGTCAGTCAGTGCGTGAAGCCACCACCGCCTCCGGCGTGGATAATGCAGCCTCCCCCCGACTGGCAGACACCGCTGAACGGGATTATTTCACCCTCAGAGAGAGGCTGATCACTATGCAAAAACAACTGGAAGGAACCCAGACGTATATTAATGAGCAGTGCAGATAGAGCTGCCCATATCGATGGGCAACTCATGCAATTATTGTGAGCAATACACACGCGCTTCCAGCGGAGTATAAATGCCTAAAGTAATAAAACCGAGCAATCCATTTACGAATGTTTGCTGGGTTTCTGTTTTAACAACATTTTCTGCGCCGCCACAAATTTTGGCTGCATCAACAGTTTTCTCCTGTCCAATTCCCGAAACGAAGAAGTGATGGGTGATGGTTTCCTTTGGTGTTACTGCTGTCGGTTTGTTTCCAACAGTAAACGTCTGTTGAGCACATCCTGTAATAAGCATTGCCAGAGCGGCAGAAAACAACATTTTTTTCATCTTATTATCCTGCATTGTTAAAAACGGCAGAATCCTATGTGACAACAATTAAACGATAGTTAAATGGATTGATGAAAATTAAAACTATATAGGTGGATGCTCAGCCTATTGGAGGAGGGGGGCACTCAGAATCCTGTGGAATGAAATAAACCGCTCTATCTGTCCATTACCCTTTTAGCTGCGCTGTATCGTCGCCGTATTCCCGCATTAACCATGACCGTAGCCCGACGGGGAATTCCTTCTGCGTGAGTGTGCGGGAATAATCAAAAACGATGCACACCGGGTTTTACTGTGCTGACAGACGCAGGGTTACCCTCATAGTCGCTTTTCCGGTGCGATGGTGGAAGAAACCGGGATGTTTATTCATCATCACTTTGGATTGATGTATATGCTCTCTTTTCTGACGTTAGTCTCCGACGGCAGGCTTCAATGACCCAGGCTGAGAAATTCCCAGACCCTTTTTGCTCAAGAGCGATGTTAATTTGTTCAATCATTTGGTTAGGAAAGCGGATGTTGCGGGTTGTTGTTCTGCGGGTTTTGTTCTTCGTTGACATGAGGTTGCCCCGTATTCAGTGTCGCTGATTTGTATTGTCTGAAGTTGTTTTTACGTTAAGTTGATGCAGATCAATTAATACGATACCTGCGTCATAATTGATTATTTGACGTGGTTTGATGGCGTAGATGCACGTTGTGACATATAGATGATAATTATTATCATTTTGCGGGTCCTTTCCGGCGATCCGACAGGTTACGGGGCGGCGACCTCGCGGGTTTTCGCTATTTATGAAAATTTTCCGGTTTAAGGCGTTTCCGTTCTTCTTCGCCGTAACCTAATGTTTTTATTTAAAACACCCCCTGAAAAGAAAGGAAACGACAGGTGCTGAAAACGGGCTTTTTGGCCTCTGTCGTTTCCTTTCTCTGTTTTTGTCCGTGGAATGAACAATGGAAGTCAACAAAAAGCAGCTGGCTGACATTTTCGGTGCGAGTATCCGTACCATTCAGAACTGGCAGGAACAGGGAATGCCCGTTCTGCGAGGCGGTGGCAAGGGTAATGAGGTGCTTTATGACTCTGCCGCCGTCATAAAATGGTATGCCGAAAGGGATGCTGAAATTGAGAACGAAAAGCTGCGCCGGGAAGTTGAAGAACTGCGGCAGGCCAGCGAGACAGATCTCCAGCCAGGGACTATTGAGTACGAACGCCATCGACTTACGCGTGCGCAGGCCGACGCACAGGAGCTGAAAAATGCCAGAGACTCCGCTGAAGTGGTGGAAACCGCATTCTGTACTTTCGTGCTGTCGCGGATCGCAGGTGAAATTGCCAGTATTCTCGACGGGATCCCCCTGTCGGTGCAGCGGCGTTTTCCGGAACTGGAAAACCGACATGTTGATTTCCTGAAACGGGATATCATCAAAGCCATGAACAAAGCAGCCGCGCTGGATGAACTGATACCGGGGTTGCTGAGTGAATATATCGAACAGTCAGGTTAACAGGCTGCGGCATTTTGTCCGCGCCGGGCTTCGCTCACTGTTCAGGCCGGAGCCACAGACCGCCGTTGAATGGGCGGATACCAATTACTATCTCCCGAAAGAATCCGCATACCAGGAAGGGCGCTGGGAAACACTGCCCTTTCAGCGGGCCATCATGAATGCGATGGGCAGCGACTACATCCGCGAGGTGAATGTGGTGAAGTCTGCCCGTGTTGGTTATTCCAAAATGCTGCTGGGTGTTTATGCCTACTTCATAGAGCATAAGCAGCGCAACACACTTATCTGGTTGCCGACGGATGGTGATGCCGAGAACTTTATGAAAACCCACGTTGAGCCGACCATCCGCGATATTCCGTCGCTGCTGGCGCTGGCTCCGTGGTATGGCAAAAAGCACCGGGATAACACGCTCACTATGAAGCGTTTTTCCAATGGTCGTGGCTTCTGGTGCCTGGGCGGTAAAGCGGCAAAAAACTACCGTGAAAAGTCGGTGGATGTGGCGGGTTATGATGAACTTGCTGCCTTTGATGAGGATATTGAACAGGAAGGCTCTCCGACGTTCCTGGGCGATAAGCGTATTGAAGGCTCGGTCTGGCCAAAGTCCATCCGTGGCTCCACGCCCAAAGTGAGAGGCACCTGCCAGATTGAGCGTGCAGCCAGTGAATCCCCGCATTTTATGCGTTTTCATGTTGCCTGCCCGCACTGCGGGGAGGAGCAGTATCTTAAATTTGGCGACAAAGAGACGCCGTTTGGCCTCAAATGGACGCCGGATGACCCCTCCAGCGTGTTTTATCTCTGCGAGCATAATGCCTGCGTCATCCGCCAGCAGGAGCTGGACTTTACTGATGCCCGTTATATCTGCGAAAAGACCGGGATCTGGACCCGTGATGGCATTCTCTGGTTTTCGTCATCCGGTGAAGAGATTGAACCGCCTGACAGTGTGACCTTTCACATCTGGACGGCGTACAGCCCGTTCACCACCTGGGTGCAGATTGTCAAAGACTGGATGAAGACGAAAGGGGATACGGGAAAACGTAAAACCTTCGTGAACACCACGCTCGGTGAGACGTGGGAAGCGAAAATCGGCGAACGTCCGGATGCTGAAGTGATGGCAGAGCGGAAAGAGTATTATTCAGCGCCCGTTCCTGATCGTGTGGCTTACCTGACCGCCGGTATCGACTCCCAGCTGGACCGCTACGAAATGCGCGTATGGGGATGGGGGCCGGGTGAGGAAAGCTGGCTGATTGACCGGCAGATTATTATGGGCCGCCACGACGATGAACAGACGCTGCTGCGTGTGGATGAGGCCATCAATAAAACCTATACCCGCCGGAATGGTGCAGAAATGTCGGTATCCCGTATCTGCTGGGATACTGGCGGGATTGACCCGACCATTGTGTATGAACGCTCGAAAAAACATGGGCTGTTCCGGGTGATCCCCATTAAAGGGGCATCCGTCTACGGAAAGCCGGTGGCCAGCATGCCACGTAAGCGAAACAAAAACGGGGTTTACCTTACCGAAATCGGTACGGATACCGCGAAAGAGCAGATTTATAACCGCTTCACACTGACGCCGGAAGGGGATGAACCGCTTCCCGGTGCCGTTCACTTCCCGAATAACCCGGATATTTTTGATCTTACCGAAGCGCAGCAACTGACTGCTGAAGAGCAGGTCGAAAAATGGGTGGATGGCAGGAAAAAAATACTGTGGGACAGCAAAAAGCGACGCAATGAGGCGCTCGACTGCTTCGTTTATGCGCTGGCGGCGCTGCGCATCAGTATTTCCCGCTGGCAGCTGGATCTCAGTGCACTGCTGGCGAGCCTGCAGGAAGAGGATGGTGCAGCAACCAACAAGAAAACACTGGCAGAATACGCCCGTGCCTTATCCGGAGAGGATGAATGACGCGACAGGAAGAACTTGCCGCTGCCCGTGCGGCACTGCATGACCTGATGACAGGAAAACGGGTGGCAACGGTACAGAAAGACGGACGGCGAGTGGAGTTTACGACCACTTCCGTGTCTGACCTGAAAAAATACATTGCTGAGCTGGAAGTGCAGACCGGCATGACACAGCGACGCAGGGGACCAGCAGGATTTTATGTATGAAAATGTCCACCATTCCCACCCTTCTGGGGCCGGACGGCATGACATCGCTGCGTGAATATGCCGGTTATCACGGCGGTGGCAGCGGATTTGGTGGGCAGTTGCGGGCGTGGAACCCACCGGGTGAAAGTGTGGATGCAGCCCTGCTGCCCAACTTTACCCGTGGCAATGCCCGCGCAGACGATCTGGTACGCAATAACGGCTATGCCGCCAACGCCATCCAGTTGCATCAGGATCATATCGTCGGGTCTTTTTTCCGACTCAGTCATCGCCCAAGCTGGCGCTATCTGGGCATCGGGGAGGAAGAAGCCCGTGCCTTTTCCCGCGAGGTTGAAGCGGCATGGAAAGAGTTTGCCGAAGATGACTGTTGCTGCATTGACGTTGAGCGAAAACGCACGTTTACCATGATGATTCGGGAAGGTGTGGCCATGCACGCCTTTAACGGTGAACTGTTCGTTCAGGCCACCTGGGATACCCGTCCCTCGCGACTGTTCCGGACACAGTTCCGGATGGTCAGCCCGAAGCGCATCAGCAACCCGAACAATACCGGCGACAGCCGGAAGTGCCGTGCCGGTGTGCAGATTAATGACAGCGGTGCGGCGCTGGGATATTACGTCAGCGAGGACGGGTATCCTGGCTGGATGCCGCAGAAATGGACATGGATACCCCGCGAGTTACCCGGCGGTCGTGCTTCGTTCATTCACGTCTTTGAACCCGTGGAGGACGGGCAGACCCGCGGTGCAAATGTGTTTTACAGCGTGATGGAGCAGATGAAGATGCTCGACACGCTGCAGAACACGCAGCTGCAGAGCGCCATTGTGAAGGCGATGTATGCCGCCACCATTGAGAGTGAGCTGGATACGCAGTCAGCGATGGATTTTATTCTGGGCGCGAACAGTCAGGAGCAGCGGGAAAGGCTGACCGGCTGGATTGGTGAAATTGCCGCGTATTACTCCGCAGCACCGGTCCGTCTGGGAGGCGCAAAAGTGCCGCACCTGATGCCGGGGGACTCACTGAACCTGCAGACGGCTCAGGACACGGATAACGGCTACTCCGTGTTTGAGCAGTCACTGCTGCGGTATATCGCTGCCGGGCTGGGTGTCTCGTATGAGCAGCTTTCCCGGAATTACGCCCAGATGAGCTACTCCACGGCACGGGCCAGTGCGAACGAGTCGTGGGCGTACTTTATGGGGCGGCGAAAATTCGTCGCATCCCGTCAGGCGAGCCAGATGTTTCTGTGCTGGCTGGAAGAGGCCATCGTTCGCCGCGTGGTGACGTTACCTTCAAAAGCGCGCTTCAGCTTTCAGGAAGCCCGCAGTGCCTGGGGGAACTGCGACTGGATAGGCTCCGGTCGTATGGCCATCGATGGTCTGAAAGAAGTTCAGGAAGCGGTGATGCTGATAGAAGCCGGACTGAGCACCTACGAGAAAGAGTGCGCGAAACGCGGTGACGACTATCAGGAAATTTTTGCCCAGCAGGTCCGTGAAACGATGGAGCGCCGCGCAGCTGGTCTTAAACCGCCCGCCTGGGCGGCTGCGGCATTTGAATCCGGGCTGCGACAATCAACAGAGGAGGAGAAGAGTGACAGCAGAGCTGCGTAATCTCCCGCATATTGCCAGCATGGCTTTTAATGAGCCGCTGATGCTTGAACCCGCCTATGCGCGGGTTTTCTTTTGTGCGCTTGCAGGCCAGCTTGGGATCAGCCGCCTGACGGATGCAGTATCCGGCGACAGCCTGACTGCCGGAGAGGCACCCGCGGCGCTGGCGTTATCCGGTGATGATGACGGACCACGACAGGCCCGGAGTTATCAGGTCATGAACGGCATCGCCGTGCTGCCGGTGTCCGGCACGCTGGTCAGCCGGACGCGGGCGCTGCAGCCGTATTCGGGGATGACCGGTTACAACGGCATTATCGCCCGTCTGCAACAGGCTGCCAGCGACCCGATGGTGGACGGCATTCTGCTCGATATGGACACACCGGGCGGAATGGTGGCGGGAGCATTTGACTGTGCTGACATCATCGCCCGTGTGCGTGACATAAAACCGGTATGGGCGCTGGCCAACGACATGAACTGCAGTGCAGGTCAGCTGCTTGCCAGTGCCGCCTCCCGGCGTCTGGTCACGCAGACCGCCCGGACAGGCTCCATCGGCGTCATGATGGCTCACAGTAATTACGGTGCTGCCCTGGAGAAACAGGGCGTGGAAATCACGCTGATTTACAGCGGCAGCCATAAGGTGGATGGCAACCCCTACAGCCATCTACCGGGTGATGTCCGGGAAACACTGCAGTCCCGGATGGATGCAACCCGCCGGATGTTTGCGCAGAAGGTGTCGGCATATACCGGCCTGTCCGTGCAGGCTGTGCTGGATACCGAGGCTGCAGTGTACAGCGGTCAGGAGGCCATTGATGCCGGACTGGCTGATGAACTTGTCAACAGCACCGATGCGATCACCGTTATGCGTGATGCACTGGATGCACGTAAATCCCGTCTCTCAGGAGGGCGAATGACCAAAGAGACTCAATCAACAACTGTTTCAGCCACTGCTTCGCAGGCTGACGTTACTGGCGTGGTGCCAGCGATGGAGGGCGAAAACGCCAGCGCGGCGCAGCCGGACGTGAACGCGCAGATCACCGCAGCGGTTGCGGCAGAAAACAGCCGCATTATGGGGATCCTCAACTGTGAGGAGGCTCACGGACGCGAAGAACAGGCACGCGTGCTGGCAGAAACCCCCGGTATGACCGTGGAAACGGCCCGCCGCATTCTGGCCGCAGCACCACAGAGTGCACAGGCGCGCAGTGACACTGCGCTGGATCGTCTGATGCAGGGTGCCCCGGCACCGCTGGCTGCAGGTAACCCGGCATCTGATGCCGTTAACGATTTGCTGAACACACCAGTGTAAGGGATGTTTATGACGAGCAAAGAAACCTTTACCCATTACCAGCCGCTGGGCAACAGTGACCCGGCTCATACCGCAACCGCGCCCGGCGGATTGAGTGCGAAAGCGCCTGCAATGACCCCGCTGATGCTGGACACCGCCACCCGTAAGCTGGTTGCGTGGGATGGCACCACCGACGGTGCTGCCGTTGGCATTCTGGCGGTTGCTGCTGACCAGACCAGCACCACGCTGACGTTCTACAAGTCCGGCACGTTCCGTTATGAGGATGTGCTCTGGCCGGAGGCTGCCAGCGATGAGACGAAAAAACGGACCGCGTTTGCCGGAACGGCAATCAGCATCGTTTAACCTTACCCTTCATCACTAAAGGCCGCCTGTGCGGCTTTTTTTACGGGATTTTTTTATGTCGATGTACACAACCGCCCAGCTGCTGGCGGCAAATGAGCAGAAATTTAAGTTTGATCCGCTGTTTCTGCGTCTCTTTTTCCGTGAGAGCTATCCCTTCACCACGGAGAAAGTCTATCTCTCACAAATTCCGGGACTGGTAAACATGGCGCTGTACGTTTCGCCGATTGTTTCCGGTGAGGTTATCCGCTCCCGTGGCGGCTCCACCTCTGAATTTACGCCGGGATATGTCAAACCCAAGCATGAAGTGAATCCGCAGATGACCCTGCGTCGCCTGCCGGATGAAGATCCACAGAATCTGGCGGACCCGGCTTACCGCCGCCGTCGCATCATCCTGCAGAACATGCGAGACGAAGAGCTGGCCATTGCTCAGGTCGAAGAGATGCAGGCAGTTTCTGCCGTGCTTAAGGGCAAATACACCATGACCGGTGAAGCCTTCGATCCGGTTGAAGTGGATATGGGCCGCAGTGTGGCGAACAACATCACGCAGTCCGGCGGTACGGAGTGGAGCAAGCGTGACAAGTCCACGTATGACCCGACCGACGATATCGAAGCCTACGCGCTGAACGCCAGCGGTGTGGTGAATATCATCGTGTTTGATCCGAAAGGCTGGGCGCTGTTCCGTTCCTTCAAAGCCGTCAAGGAGAAGCTGGATACCCGTCGCGGCTCTCATTCCGAGCTGGAGACAGCGGTAAAAGACCTGGGCGAAGCGGTGTCCTATAAGGGGATGTATGGCGATACGGCGATCGTCGTGTATTCCGGACAGTACGTGGAAAACGACGTCAAAAAGAACTTCCTTCCGGACAACACGATGGTGCTGGGGAACACTCAGGCACGCGGTCTGCGCACCTATGGCTGCATTCAGGATGCGGACGCACAGCGCGAAGGTATTAACGCCTCTGCCCGCTACCCGAAAAACTGGGTGACCACCGGCGATCCGGCGCGTGAGTTCACCATGATTCAGTCAGCACCGCTGATGCTGCTGGCTGACCCTGATGCGTTCGTGTCCGTACAACTGGCGTAATCATGGCCCTTCGGGGCCATTTTCTCTCTGTGGAGGAGTCCATGACGAAAGATGAACTGATTGCCCGTCTTCAGGTGCTGGGTGAGCAACTGAACCGTGATGTCAGCCTGACGGGGACGAAAGAAGAACTGGCACTCCGTGTGGCAGAGCTGGAAGAGGAGCTTGATGACACGGATGACGCTGCCGGTCAGGACACATCTGTCAGCCCGGAAAATGCGCTGACCGGACATGAAAATGAGGTTGTATCAGCGCAGCCGGATACCGTGACTGATACGGCTGATCTGGTCACGGTTGTGGCACTGGTGACGCTGCATACTGATGCACTTCACGCCACGCGGGATGAGGCTGTGGCATTTGTGCTGCCGGGAACGGCGTTCCGTGTCTCTGCCGGTGTGGCAGCTGAAATGACAGAGCGCGGCCTGGCCAGAATGCAATAACGGGAGGCGCTGTGGCTGATTTCGATAACCTGTTCGATGCTGCCATTGCCTGCGCCGATGAAACGATACGCGGGTACATGGGAACGTCAGCCACCATGACATCCGGTGAGCAGTCCGGTGCTGTGATACGTGGTGTTTTTGATGACCCTGAAAATATCAGCTATGCCGGACAGGGCGTGCGCGTTGAAGGCTCCAGCCCGTCCCTGTTTGTCCGGACTGATGATGTGCGGCAGCTGCGGCGCGGCGACACGCTGACCATCGGTGAGGAAAACTTCTGGATAGACCGGATTTCGCCGGATGATGGCGGAAGCTGTCATCTCTGGCTTGGGCGGGGCGTACCGCCTGCCGTTAACCGTCGCCGCTGGAAGGGGGATGTATGGCCATAAAAGGTCTTGAGCAGGCCGTTGAAAACCTCAGCCGTATCAGCAGAACGGCGGTGCCCGGTGCCGCCGCAATGGCCATTAACCGCGTTGCTTCATCCGCGATATCGCAGTCGGTGTCACAGGTTGCCCGTGAGACAAAGGTACGCCGGAAACTGGTAAAGGAAAGGGCCAGGCTGAAAAGGGCCACGGTCAAAAATCCGCAGGCCAGAATCAAGGTTAACCGGGGGGATTTGCCCGTAATCAAGCTGGGTAATGCGCGGGTTGTCCTTTCGCGCCGCAGGCGTCGTAAAAAGGGGCAGCGTTCATCCCTGAAAGGTGGCGGCAGCGTGCTTGTGGTGGGTAACCGTCGTATTCCCGGCGCGTTTATTCAGCAACTGAAAAATGGCCGGTGGCATGTTATGCAGCGTGTGGCCGGGAAAAACCGTTACCCCATTGATGTGGTGAAAATCCCGATGGCGGTGCCGCTGACCACGGCGTTTAAACAAAATATTGAGCGGATACGGCGTGAACGTCTTCCGAAAGAGCTGGGCTATGCGCTGCAGCATCAACTGAGGATGGTAATAAAGCGATGAAACATACTGAACTCCGTGCAGCCGTACTGGATGCACTGGAGAAGCATGACACCGGGGCGACGTTTTTTGATGGTCGCCCCGCTGTTTTTGATGAGGCGGATTTTCCGGCAGTTGCCGTTTATCTCACCGGCGCTGAATACACGGGCGAAGAGCTGGACAGCGATACCTGGCAGGCGGAGCTGCATATCGAAGTTTTCCTGCCTGCTCAGGTGCCGGATTCAGAGCTGGATGCGTGGATGGAGTCCCGGATTTATCCGGTGATGAGCGATATCCCGGCACTGTCAGAGTTGATCACCAGTATGGTGGCCAGTGGCTATGACTACCGACGCGACGATGATGCGGGCCTGTGGAGTTCAGCCGATCTGACTTATGTCATTACCTATGAAATGTGAGGACGCTATGCCTGTACCAAATCCTGTAATGCCGGTGAAAGGTGCCGGGACCACCCTGTGGGTTTATAAGGGGAGCGGTGACCCTTATGCGAATCCGCTTTCAGACGTTGACTGGTCGCATCTGGCAAAAGTTAAAGACCTGACGCCCGGCGAACTGACCGCTGAGTCCTATGACGACAGCTATCTCGATGATGAAGATGCGGACTGGACTGCGACCGGGCAGGGGCAGAAATCAGCCGGAGATACCAGCTTCACGCTGGCGTGGATGCCCGGAGAGCAGGGGCAGCAGGCGCTGCTGGCGTGGTTTAATGAAGGTGATACCCGTGCCTATAAAATCCGCTTCCCGAACGGCACGGTCGATGTGTTCCGTGGCTGGGTCAGCAGTATCGGTAAAGCGGTGACGGCGAAGGAAGTGATCACCCGCACGGTGAAGGTCACCAATGTGGGACGCCCGTCGATGGCAGAAGATCGCAGCACGGTCACAGCGGCAACCGGCATGACCGTGACGCCTGCCAGCACCTCGGTGGTGAAAGGGCAGAGCACCACGCTGACCGTGGCATTCCAGCCGGAAGGCGCAACCGACAAGAGCTTCCGTGCGGTGTCTGCGGATAAAACAAAAGCCACCGTGTCGGTCAGTGGTATGACCATCACCGTGAAAGGTGTTGCTGCAGGCAAGGTCAACATTCCGGTCGTATCCGGTAATGGTGAACTTGCTGCGGTTGCAGAAATCACTGTCACCGACAGTTAATCCGGAGAGTCAGCGATGTTCCTGAAAACCGAATCATTTGAACATAACGGCGTGACCGTCACGCTTTCTGAACTTTCAGCCCTGCAGCGTATTGAGCATCTCGCCCTGATGAAACGGCAGGCAGAACAGGCGGAGTCAGACAGCAACCGGAAGTTTACAGTGGAAGACGCCATCAGAACCGGTGCTTTTGTGGTGGCGATGTCCCTGTGGCATAACCATCCGCAGAAGACAAAGCAGCCTTCCATGAATGAAGCCGTTAAACAGATTGAGCAGGAAGTGCTTACCACCTGGCCCACAGAGGCAATTTCTCATGCTGAAAACGTGGTGTACCGGCTGTCCGGTATGTATGAGTTTGTGGTGAATGATGCCCCTGAACAGGCAGAGGACGCCGGGCCTGCAGAGCCTGTTTCTGCGGGAAAGTGTTCGACGGTGAGCTGAGTTTTGCCCTGAAACTGGCGCGCGAGATGGGGCGACCCGACTGGCGTGCCATGCTTGCCGGGATGTCATCCACGGAGTATGCCGACTGGCACCGCTTTTACAGTACCCATTATTTTCATGATGTTCTGCTGGATATGCACTTTTCCGGGCTGACGTACACCGTGCTCAGCCTGTTTTTCAGCGATCCGGATATGCATCCGCTGGATTTCAGTCTGCTGAACCGGCGTGAGGCTGACGAAGAGCCTGAAGATGATGTGCTGATGCAGAAAGCGGCAGGGCTTGCCGGAGGCGTCCGCTTTGGCCCGGACGGGAATGAAGTTATCCCCGCTTCCCCGGATGTGGCGGACATGACGGAGGATGACGTAATGCTGATGACAGTATCAGAAGGGATCGCAGGAGGAGTCCGGTATGGCTGAACCGGTAGGCGATCTGGTCGTTGATTTAAGTCTGGATGCGGCCAGATTTGACGAGCAGATGGCCAGAGTCAGGCGTCATTTTTCCGGTACGGAAAGTGATGCGAAAAAAACAGCGGCAGTCGTTGAACAGTCGCTGAGCCGACAGGCGCTGGCTGCACAGAAAGCGGGGATTTCCGTCGGGCAGTATAAAGCCGCCATGCGTATGCTGCCTGCACAGTTCACCGACGTGGCCACGCAGCTTGCAGGCGGGCAAAGTCCGTGGCTGATCCTGCTGCAACAGGGGGGGCAGGTGAAGGACTCCTTCGGCGGGATGATCCCCATGTTCAGGGGGCTTGCCGGTGCGATCACCCTGCCGATGGTGGGGGCCACCTCGCTGGCGGTGGCGACCGGTGCGCTGGCGTATGCCTGGTATCAGGGCAACTCAACCCTGTCCGATTTCAACAAAACGCTGGTCCTTTCCGGCAATCAGGCGGGACTGACGGCAGATCGTATGCTGGTCCTGTCCAGAGCCGGGCAGGCGGCAGGGCTGACGTTTAACCAGACCAGCGAGTCACTCAGCGCACTGGTTAAGGCGGGGGTAAGCGGTGAGGCTCAGATTGCGTCCATCAGCCAGAGTGTGGCGTGTTTCTCCTCTGCATCCGGCGTGGAGGTGGACAAGGTCGCTGAAGCCTTCGGGAAGCTGACCACAGACCCGACGTCGGGGCTGACGGCGATGGCACGCCAGTTCCATAACGTGACGGCGGAGCAGATTGCGTATGTTGCTCAGTTGCAGCGTTCCGGCGATGAAGCCGGGGCATTGCAGGCGGCGAACGAGGCCGCAACGAAAGGGTTTGATGACCAGACCCGCCGCCTGAAAGAGAACATGGGCACGCTGGAGACCTGGGCAGACAGGACTGCGCGGGCCTTCAAATCCATGTGGGATGCGGTGCTGGATATTGGTCGTCCTGATACCGCGCAGGAGATGCTGATTAAGGCAGAGGCTGCGTTTAAGAAAGCAGACGACATCTGGAATCTGCGCAAGGATGATTATTTTGTTAACGATGAAGCGCGGGCGCGTTACTGGGATGATCGTGAAAAGGCCCGTCTTGCGCTTGAAGCCGCCCGAAAGAAGGCTGAGCAGCAGACTCAACAGGACAAAAATGCGCAGCAGCAGAGCGATACCGAAGCGTCACGGCTGAAATATACCGAAGAGGCGCAGAAGGCTTACAAACGGCTGCAGACGCCGCTGGAGAAATATACCGCCCGTCAGGAAGAACTGAACAAGGCACTGAAAGACGGGAAAATCCTGCAGGCGGATTACAACACGCTGATGGCGGCGGCGAAAAAGGATTATGAAGCGACGCTGAAAAAGCCGAAACAGTCCGGCGTGAAGGTGTCTGCGGGCGATCGTCAGGAAGACAGTGCTCATGCTGCCCTGCTGACGCTTCAGGCAGAACTCCGGACGCTGGAGAAGCATGCCGGAGCGAATGAGAAAATCAGCCAGCAGCGCCGGGATTTGTGGAAGGCAGAAAGTCAGTTCGCGGTACTGGAGGAGGCGGCACAACGTCGCCAGCTGTCCGCACAGGAGAAATCCCTGCTGGCGCATAAAGATGAGACGCTGGAGTACAAACGCCAGCTGGCTGCACTTGGCGACAAGGTTACGTATCAGGAGCGCCTGAACGCGCTGGCGCAGCAGGCGGATAAATTCGCACAGCAGCAACGGGCAAAACGGGCCGCCATTGATGCGAAAAGCCGGGGGCTGACTGACCAGCAGGCAGAACGGGAAGCCACGGAACAGCGCCTGAAGGAACAGTATGGCGATAATCCGCTGGCGCTGAATAACGTCATGTCAGAGCAGAAAAAGACCTGGGCGGCTGAAGACCAGCTTCGCGGGAGCTGGATGGCAGGCCTGAAGTCCGGCTGGAGTGAGTGGGAAGAGAGCGCCACGGACAGTATGTCGCAGGTAAAAAGTGCAGCCACGCAGACCTTTGATGGTATTGCACAGAATATGGCAGCGATGCTGACCGGCAGTGAGCAGAACTGGCGCAGCTTCACCCGTTCCGTGCTGTCCATGATGACAGAAATTCTGCTTAAGCAGGCAATGGTGGGGATTGTCGGGAGTATCGGCAGCGCCATTGGCGGGGCTGTTGGTGGCGGCGCATCCGCGTCAGGCGGTACAGCCATTCAGGCCGCTGCGGCGAAATTCCATTTTGCAACCGGAGGATTTACGGGAACCGGCGGCAAATATGAGCCAGCGGGGATTGTTCACCGTGGTGAATTTGTCTTCACGAAGGAGGCAACCAGCCGGATTGGCGTGGGGAATCTCTACCGGCTGATGCGCGGCTATGCCACCGGTGGTTATGTCGGTACACCGGGCAGTCTGGCTGACAGCCGGTCGCAGGCGTCCGGGACGTTTGAGCAGAATAACCATGTGGTGATTAACAACGACGGCACGAACGGGCAGATAGGTCCGGCTGCTCTGAAGGCGGTGTATGACATGGCCCGCAAGGGTGCCCGTGATGAAATTCAGACACAGATGCGTGATGGTGGCCTGTTCTCCGGAGGTGGACGATGAAAACCTTCCGCTGGAAAGTGAAACCCGGTATGGATGTGGCTTCGGCCCCTTCTGTAAGAAAGGTGCGCTTTGGTGATGGCTATTCCCAGCGAGCGCCTGCCGGGCTGAATGCCAACCTGAAAACGTACAGCGTGACGCTTTCTGTCCCCCGTGAGGAGGCCACGGTACTGGAGTCGTTTCTGGAAGAGCACGGGGGCTGGAAATCCTTTCTGTGGACGCCGCCTTATGAGTGGCGGCAGATAAAGGTGACCTGCGCAAAATGGTCGTCGCGGGTCAGTATGCTGCGTGTTGAGTTCAGCGCAGAGTTTGAACAGGTGGTGAACTGATGCAGGATATCCGGCAGGAAACACTGAATGAATGCACCCGTGCGGAGCAGTCGGCCAGCGTGGTGCTCTGGGAAATCGACCTGACAGAGGTCGGTGGAGAACGTTATTTTTTCTGTAATGAGCAGAACGAAAAAGGTGAGCCGGTCACCTGGCAGGGGCGACAGTATCAGGCGTATCCCATTCAGGGGACGGGATTTGAACTGAACGGCAAGGGCAGTGCTGCCCGTCCGACACTGACGGTTTCTAACCTGCACGGCATGGTCACCGGTATGGTGGAAGATATGCAGAGTCTGGTCGGCGGAACGGTGGTCAGGCGTAAGGTTTACGCCCGTTTTCTGGATGCGGTGAACTTCGTCAACGGAAACAGTTACGCCGATCCGGAGCAGGAGGTGATCAGCCGCTGGCGCATTGAGCAGTGCAGCGAACTGAGCGCGGTGAGTGCCTCCTTTGTACTGTCCACGCCGACGGAAACGGATGGCGCTGTTTTTCCGGGACGTATCATGCTGGCCAACACCTGCACCTGGACCTATCGCGGTGACGAGTGCGGTTATAGCGGTCCGGCTGTCGCGGATGAATATGACCAGCCAACGTCCGATATCACGAAGGATAAATGCAGCAAATGCCTGAGCGGTTGTAAGTTCCGCAATAACGTCGGCAACTTTGGCGGCTTCCTTTCCATTAACAAACTTTCGCAGTAAATCCCATGACACAGACAGAATCAGCGATTCTGGCGCACGCCCGGCGATGTGCGCCAGCGGAGTCGTGCGGCTTCGTGGTAAGCACGCCGGAGGGGGAAAGATATTTCCCCTGCGTGAATATCTCCGGTGAGCCGGAGGCGTATTTCCGTATGTCGCCGGAAGACTGGCTGCAGGCAGAAATGCAGGGGGAGATTGTGGCGCTGGTCCACAGCCACCCCGGTGGTCTGCCCTGGCTGAGTGAGGCCGACCGGCGGCTGCAGGTGCAGAGTGATTTGCCGTGGTGGCTGGTCTGCCGGGGTGAGATTCATAAGTTCCGCTGTGTGCCGCATCTCACCGGGCGGCGCTTTGAGCACGGTGTGACGGACTGTTACACACTGTTCCGGGATGCTTATCATCTGGCGGAGATTGAGATGCCGGATTTTGTGCGTGAGGATGACTGGTGGCGTAACGGTCAGAATCTCTATCTGGATAATCTGGAGGCCACAGGGCTGTATCAGGTGCCGTTGTCAGCGGCGCAGCCGGGCGATGTGCTGCTGTGCTGTTTTGGTTCATCGGTGCCGAATCACGCCGCTATTTACTGTGGTGACGGCGAGCTGCTGCACCATATTCCTGAACAACTGAGTAAACGGGAGAGGTATACCGACAAATGGCAGCGACGCACACACTCCCTCTGGCGTCACCGGGAATGGCACGCATCTGCCTTTACGGGGATTTGCAACGATTTGGCCGCCGCATCGACCTTCGTGTGAAAACGGGGGCTGAAGCCATCCGCGCACTGGCCACACAGCTCCCGGCGTTTCGTCAGAAACTGAGCGACGGCTGGTATCAGGTACGGATTGCCGGGCGGGACGTCAGCGCGTCCGGGTTAACGGCGCAGTTACATGAGACTCTGCCTGATGGCGCTGTGATTCATATTGTTCCCAGAGTCGCCGGGGCCAAGTCAGGTGGCGTATTCCAGATTGTCCTGGGGGCTGCAGCCATTGCCGGATCATTCTTTACCGCCGGAGCCACCCTTGCAGCATGGGGGGCAGCCATTGGGGCCGGTGGTATGACCGGCATCCTGTTTTCTCTCGGTGCCAGTATGGTGCTCGGTGGTGTGGCGCAGATGCTGGCACCGAAAGCCAGAACTCCCCGTACACAGACAACGGATAACGGTAAGCAGAACACCTATTTCTCCTCACTGGATAACATGGTTGCCCAGGGCAATGTTCTGCCTGTTCTGTACGGGGAAATGCGCGTGGGGTCACGCGTGGTTTCTCAGGAGATCAGCACGGCAGACGAAGGGGATGGTGGTCAGGTTGTGGTGATTGGTCGCTGATGCAAAATGTTTTATGTGAAACCGCCTGCGGGCGGTTTTGTCGTTTATGGAGCGTGAGGAATGGGTAAAGGCAGCAGTAAGGGGCATACCCCGCGCGAAGCGAAAGATAACCTGAAATCCACGCAGCTGCTGAGTGTGATTGATGCCATCAGCGAAGGGCCGATTGAAGGTCCGGTGGACGGATTAAAAAGTGTGCTGCTGAACAGTACGCCGGTGCTGGACAGTGAGGGGAATACCAATATCTCTGGCGTCACGGTGGTGTTCCGGGCAGGTGAGCAGGAGCAGACACCGCCTGAGGGGTTTGAATCCTCCGGCTCCGAGACGGTGCTGGGTACGGAAGTGAAATATGACACGCCGATCACCCGGACCATCACGTCTGCAAACATCGACCGTCTGCGCTTTACCTTCGGTGTGCAGGCACTGGTGGAAACCACCTCAAAGGGGGACAGGAATCCGTCGGAAGTTCGCCTGCTGGTTCAGATACAACGTAACGGTGGCTGGGTGACGGAAAAAGACATCACCATTAAGGGCAAAACCACCTCGCAGTATCTGGCCTCGGTAGTGGTGGATAATCTGCCGCCGCGCCCGTTCAACATCCGGATGCGCAGGATGACGCCGGACAGCACCACAGACCAGCTGCAGAACAAAACGCTCTGGTCGTCATACACCGAAATCATCGATGTGAAACAGTGCTACCCGAACACGGCACTGGTCGGCGTACAGGTGGATTCGGAGCAGTTCGGCAGCCAGCAGGTGAGCCGTAATTATCATCTTCGCGGGCGTATTCTGCAGGTGCCGTCGAACTATAACCCGCAGACGCGGCAATACAGCGGTATCTGGGACGGAACGTTTAAGCCAGCATACAGCAACAACATGGCCTGGTGTCTGTGGGATATGCTGACCCACCCGCGCTACGGCATGGGTAAACGTCTTGGTGCGGCAGATGTGGATAAATGGGCGCTGTATGTCATCGGCCAGTGTTGCGACCAGTCGGTGCCGGACGGTTTTGGCGGCACGGAGCCGCGCATCACCTGTAATGCCTGGCTGACCACACAGCGTAAGGCGTGGGATGTTCTCAGTGATTTCTGCTCGGCGATGCGCTGTATGCCGGTATGGAACGGGCAGACGCTGACGTTCGTGCAGGACCGACCATCAGATAAGGTGTGGACCTATAACCGCAGTAATGTGGTGATGCCGGATGATGGCGCGCCGTTCCGCTACAGCTTCAGCGCCCTGAAGGACCGCCATAATGCCGTTGAGGTGAACTGGATTGACCCGGATAACGGCTGGGAGACGGCGACAGAGCTTGTGGAGGACACGCAGGCCATTGCCCGTTACGGTCGT